ATAAAATTAAAGGCTGTAAACACGCCTATTAAAAGTAATTCCATCAACTCTCCTTATTCAATTCATCTACAACTAGTTGGGCATAGCCGGCTATATCTCTCCACGAATCATCATAAAATGGGTCTCCGTTAAGTATTCTAGCTACCTTATGCATAATCATGTGTAAAGATTCGTACATATAAGGTTCTGCACCTACACCTTCTAAGTTATCGTCAACTATCTGTTTTAATCTGATGGCTATACTAGCATGGTCAGCAAAGTCTCCGTAGCGGTTGCCTCGTTCTTTGAGTGTAGCTTCTACTGACTGTAGTTTCTCTCCAGCATCGTTAGTAGTTTCACGTTTCATGAGATCTTTGTTACTGTAGACTTGTTTTATCTCGGACTTGGTTTGCTTCTTCACGATAACCACAAGATAGGCAGGATATAATTCCTTGACTATCTTCGTGTACCTCGTGGTTACATTTTTCACAGTTCATTAATCATCTCCTGTCATATCTGAGGTGTCTGGTTTAGACTCCTCTATTTGTTGTCTAGCTACATCTATACTATCTGCACCATAGAACTCTGCTTGAAGTTTGTTCATGGCATCAGCTTTCAATCTAGGGTGAGCACTAGATACCGCTATCGAAGCTCGTTTTCTTTCGAATTCTAACCTATCCATCTAAGGTACTCCATTTAGTGTAATCTATGTCACCCCATGATCCCTGGATATTCTTAGAGTATTCAGTAACAGAACCTGCGAAGAAGTCTGTAAGTACTGTACCTACAACATCATCCATGTAAGCTAACGGATTAGTAGTAGTTCCATAGTTCTTCTTCATACCGAGTTCATTTAGAGCAATATCTGCACGATATTCTGCGTATCTTTTTAGAGATTCGTTAGACATATGTGGAGGATTCAAGTAATCTATGAGTGTGTGCTCATAAGCCACTGTTTCTCGTATAGCTTCATAGATGTCATACTTTAACTCATCAGTCCATATGTCCATGTTCTCTTCCACTGTTTGTCTGAATAGTGCAGAATTACCTAGTCCATGTATAGTTTCTTCTTTTATCGAGTACTCAACTATAGTACAAAGTCCAGGATATTTACCTTCAAATTGATACTTAAGTAATGCTGCAAACTGTGCCATAAGACTAATCCACTCTGCTCCACCACCGTAGGTAGCTAACATACGAAGTACATCAGATCTAAAGACTTTATCTAGTTCTATATTTGATAGATTCATAGATTTGTAGTCTTCATACTTCTTTACTTTCGCTTTATCTAGGTACTCGGTCTTTAACGCCATCTGTGGTATATCTAGAAAGTCGGAGTATATGGAGTTAGGTAATCCAATAGTTTCAGTAAATAAAGAGTAGTTCTCAATATGTGTGTACTCTCTAGCCATGAAATTGGATAACATAGCTTGTACTTCCATAGGTTTAAATATGCGTAACATAGTTGCGTATCCTGTACCTACTACTACTTCATTCTGAGTAAATAGTCTCATAACATTAGTGATGAATTCTTTTTCCTCTGGTGAAGCTCGTTGAAAGTCCTGTAAATCTTGGTTAAGATTAATCTCGTCACTGGTCCAATGCATCCTATCGTGTTTCTTATAGAACTCCCAGAACTCAGGGTATCTAAAACCCTTAGCTCCTTTAAATGTAGAAATCCCATTCATGTGTAGTAAGTTACTCATTATTTATTCCTTTCAGCGTTACCGCTTTTATACTTTGTTTTTAGTACATCAAGAGTAAATAGTTCACTACGTTTATAGTACTCTATGAACTTACCTTTACGCATACTGCGAATATGTTGAGCTGTAACCTGTGGGTACTTTAACGCCATATCCTTAGCTGTATCTGTACATGTCATAATATCATGCATCTGCTCTATGGTTAGCTTTTTTCTAGGAGTACGTAGGTTAGTATCTAATGCATGTTGGTTATTCTCACTATCGGTAGACCACTCAAGGTTAGATACATCATTATTAGACTTATTGCCATCTATATGATTTACCGTCCTTTTGTTTTCTGGGTTAGGCAGGAACTCCTTAGCTATTAATCTATGTACACGTTTCTTTGTAGGTACCTTATCTATGTATAAGGAAACAACAGGGTACCCTTTTGGGTCCGTGTTGATTGCTAAGAACTTATTAGATACTTTACTGAATACTCTTCCATTACTATGTAATGTATAATTATTATATAATGCTACTTCCATTTTACTTCCTTGGTTAAGATGCTTGTATTATACCAAAGAAAGTGCAACGAAGTCAAGAGCAACCTATACACGTGTCTGAAGTTAGCTCATCCATTGTAGTTCCTTGTTCGATATGTTTACGCCCATCTGATGATGTAGAAGCTCTAGTTTCAGCACTACTACGTAAATAGTAGAGTGACTTAACTTTCTTCTTCCACGCTAAGATATGAAGGTCTGATATATACTGTACATGACTTCCACCGGGTACAAATAAGTTCAATGACTGAGACTGATCTATAAACTGCTGTCTATCCCCTGCCATCTCAATAACCCATCTCTGGTCTATCTCGAACGCAGTCTTAAAGACATCCTTCGTATTCTGATCCATCCAATCTAGATGCTGTACTGAACCATTGTTCTTCTTAATAGAAGCCCACTGTTCGTCATACCAGGATTGGCTACTATCTAACATCCCATCTCTGATATGCTTATCTAGGTATTTATTTGTAATAGCGAATGAGCCCTGCTTCACTTTCTTTGTGAATGCGTTAGTAACCCAAGGTTCAATACCTGAACTAGTTACATTACATAAACTAGATATAGACATGGTAGGTGCTATAGCTGTAACGTGAGTATTTCGTTTAAGTCCACCATTAGCTCTGATAGATAAAGGACAGGGTTCAGTAGGATTAGACGTATTATGTCTATCTGCCGAGTCTTTAATCTGTTTAAATATCTTCATATTCAGACCCTTCGCAATAGCTGATTCCCAAGGTATCATCTTAGACTGTAATAAACTATGGAAGCCCATAACACCTAATCCGATGCTGCGTTCGTCTATAGCTCCATTTCTGGCTCTCTCGAATCCAGGTAATCCTTCAGTTCTGTCGATAAAGTCTTGAAGTACATTATCTAGGTAATCTGTACAATCTGCTATGAACTGGTCAAAATTAGATTGATACTCATCCCAATACTCAAGATTAATTGAGCCAAGACAACAAACACCACTGTGATTATCATCCGTTCGAAGTGCGATTTCGACACACAAGTTGGAAGTAGATACTTTAATCCCTTCATGCTTATATTCCTCTGGAGCTAGTTCATTTACTGTATCTATAAATAAAAGATAAGGCTCCCCTTTAAGAGTAGACCTAACCTCTAACAGTTGTATCCATAGTTTCCTAGCTTTGACTGTTTTAACTACTGTTTGGTCTTTAGGAGATATAAGATCCCAATTAGAATCAGATAGTACAGCTTCCATAAAAGCATCTGGTATAACTACACCATGATGTAGATTTGGTGCTCTACGATTTTGATCTCCAGTAGGTTTACGTAAATCTATAAACTCTTCTATTTCTGGATGAGCGATATTTAAGTAGACAGCCTCAGAGGCTCTCCGCAGTCCACCCTGACTAATGGCAAGGGTGGAACGATCTGAAATCCCCATGAAAGGTATGATGCCTGAAGAGGAACCTCCGTGTTTTCCGACTGAGGCGTTAACTTCTCTGACTGAACTCCAATCAGTTCCAATTCCACCTCCGTAAGCACCGAGGTTGAACGCTTCGTTGTAATTCTGGAAGATTCCTGGTTTGTCGTCACTGACTGACTTGGTAAAGCAGCTAATAGGCAATCCACGATTTGTTCCTCCGTTAGAGGAGATTGGGGTACTTGGGTGAAACCAGTAGTTTTTGACATATTTTTCCATCCTCATAGCGTGTTGTGGGTCATTAGCATAAGCGTTAGTTACTCGTTCTACCCATCCCTGATAGTCTTCAGAGGGTAGAAAATAAGTATCTTGGTACAGCTTTTTGCTGAATTCGGGGAGATTTTCCCACCCTCTGTCAGTCATTTAGT